TTGAATTAAGTCTAACATATTAGATTCTAATCCCGATAATACTTCCTCAGCAAATTCTAAATGCAAAGCCTCCTCTAATTCATTAGGAACTTGGCTAAATACCTCTCTTGATTTAAAGATTGAATAATCATCTTTTGATACCCCAAATTCTTCAAATATTTTTACAACATCATCATCGCTAAAATTAAATCCACTTGGCGCACTTGGAATATCTTCGCCACCTTGTTCGGGTATTAAACCAACCAAAGAACGAATCTCGTTTGCAGTCATTGACTCAAGTACCTTATTAGCAACCAATGGACTCAATGAATTGATAGCATCAATAACATCTTGAGAAGTTGAAGAAGTTTTAGCCTCTAATGCTGGCGCACCTAACTTTTCACGAATCTCATCTTTAGTTAAATTAGCCGCTATGATTGTTTCAGTAAACTCTATGCCAATCGGCTCGACTGGAACGATTTGGAGTTCTGAATTAGCACCGTGTAATTTGGCAAGTAAACTGAATACTTGCTCAAGAAATATTTGCTTATCGTTTACATATGTATTCTTAAAAATCTCATAAGAATCTCGCATTTGTTGACGAGTTCCTAATTGACCAGGAGTTGAAATACCAAATAAATCAGGAGCAGTAATTTGATGTCCAGCAAAGATATTCTGCTGAATCATTTTATCTACATTACCAAAATCTTCTTTAGTTATATCACTTGCTCCTAAATCCTCAATGACTGGCTTTCTTGAAGCATCGTTTACAAATGAAAGAATAAACTTCTTGCCATCGCTACCCGTAAACCTATCGGTAAACTTGCGTTCAATTTGGCGCTTCTCATCATCTGATGGCTCGCCATTTGGTAATGTAATTAATTTACTTGCACTAAATCCCGTTTGAGCATTTCCTAAAACGTGCTTAGATATTTCAATATCGGATTCAACGTAGTTTAAAGCACCGAAATAACCTGGTAAAGCGTAAGCATTAAGGTTAGGTCGATACTCCTTTAAATACATTATTTGAGTGCCTTGTCTTAACTGAGAATTGAATCCGTTAAAGACCTCTCTTTTGTACTTTCTATCTTCCCAATTCTCCGAATACCAAAACTGAGTATTGTCAGCATTAGTACGAATCTTAGTATAATCAACATGATAAACCTCAGCAAGATTTTCTCCCGTTACACTCCATATAATTTGCAAGTAAGCGCCTCCAAATAATTCAATATCAATAGATGCCTTTCTTAATACTTCGGTCAACGACTCCACTCGGTTGGCTTGTGCGATGAATTGTTCACCAATAGGGTCGACACCCTCTTTGATTTTGAAGCCGTTCCCAGTTATGTAGTTGACCTTTCCTTTAATTATCGCATTATGCTTGGCAGACTTATTAAATAAATCGACCAAGTAGTTTGGATAATCATTCTTTTTTCCGAACTCAATGTAACCTTCTCCTTCGCCTTTCTTCTCCCTATATTCAGGTTGTCTTGCCTCCGCAAAAGTTAAAACCATTAATTGATTGCTCATATATCTCTTACTTTGTAAGTGTTTGTTTGGTTGCTATAAGTTGTAAAACTGAATTGACTTGTGTCGTTTAAACTTGCTTGCCCACTTTCAAGCAATGAAGTCGCTTGCGATGGGATTAAATTAGAAGTTGAAGTTTGCTCATAAATCTGATAAGACCATTCGCCAGGTAATTTAGTTGCAAAATAAGAACTTACCGTAATATTAAAAGCGTTGAATCTTTCTTTGTAAGCAGATAAATCAGCATTGTTTAAAATCACAAATGCCACCGTTTCATTTGTATTCCTTGACTTAAAATAGAATAGATAATTAGGCGATGTCAAAGTTGCCTTCTCGCTTAATGTTAATATAATTTTATTGACTTGACCTTTGATTAAATGTATCATCAAATATAAATAGCATTAACAAAATTTCTTATATAAAAAAAGGGGAAGCATCTGCTCCCCCCTTACCCGTCAACCAAACGACTATCTTTAAGCGCCTGGAGTAGTCAATGCAGTAAATACACCTGAAGCTACCGCTGGCGATAATTCTTTCTCATTTGCTGAAAAAGTTAAGGTATATCCTGAACGGTCTCCTTGAGCCGTACCCGTAGCAGCATTACCACCCGTAAGGTTTATACCTTGTACCCGACCTAACAAAAATGTTTGGTCGTTATTGTCTTTTACTACACATAAAAGAGTATTTTGAGCCAACAAAAGAATCTCGTTCCTTGTTGCCACTTGTAATTTGTTCAATACTATCGATAGTTCTTGAGCATAGAAAACCGTACCATTTTGCACATTAGCATTAATGTTTTCAGTCAAAGAAGCAGTACCTGGAACTAATTCATATTTGTAGAATCTTTTACCAGCCACTTTAGTCAATGCAGAAACCGAACCCGAAGCTACGGTAATAGCACTAATATTTCCTTTTTCAATGAAATACACTTCTGTTATTCCACCTAATGAGTCACGACAATCTAAAGAATATCCTTGAGTTAAAGCACACGGCATAATTATTTTTCTTTAAAGTGTTAAAATTAGGGGAGTCGCATCCAAGCGATACTCCCCGAACTTATTTGTAAGATTATTAAGCTAAGATGAAATCAACTAATTCATCCGCAAAAGCGAAGTTTACACCGAATTTAAACGATGCCATAAACTTAATGTTCATTGCATAAGGGTCATTCAATAATTCAAATTGCTCCTCTTCGTTCAATAAGTCAGTACCGATGAACAAGTTAGAAACACGACCAGCGTATATCTTAGAAGTTCCGTTCAATCCTTGAACTGCGATAACCTTGATAGTAGTTCCTGGCAAAGTTAATTCTCCAGTTGCTTGACCATCAAAAGTATAATTGAATAAATTTGAATTTTTTAATGCGATAGTGTAAGTACGGAATACATCGTTTCCTACAAATATTGCAACGTCATCCTTATCAACGATTTGCGCTGGGATAGCTTTGTAAACTGCATCCAAAACTGCAACAACTACACCACTTGTAATACCAGCAGAAGCAGCCAAAGGAGTTCCGTAATAAGTAGTTGTGTTTGCGTGAACAACTGAAGCCGAAGCGGCAGCAACTAACTTAGCAAAACCATCAAACTTATTTAAGTTACCATTTGCTGAAGCAGTATCTCCAGTCCAAATAGCAGTTTCTAATTGAGCAGAAATACGAGATGCTTTCTTAGAAGTATAATCAGCAGCAAATGCGATTGAATCATACATAGAACCAGCAGATAATGCTTTTTGTAGGTACTTAGACTCTAATCCTTTTGGACATAATGCCTCTTGTACTTTAATTTTACCAACCGTTACACTACGCTGAGTGAAAGTAGTTGTACCTGATGCGTTGAAACCGCAATCGCTATCATCTTGAAAGAAAGCATCAGTATCCATGATACCAATTTTCTCAGAAGATTTTACTCCAACTAATACGTTACCTTGAGATTTAATCAAAGTAGCAGTTTTAGAGCCAAGAACTGAAGATGTTACTAATAAAGCTTCGTTTTCTTTGGCGTAATCCGTTAATGTACTTACAACAAATGCCATAATTTTTCTTTTTTAAAATTTTTAATTTAAAGTTTTAACTCTTTCTAAGAATCGCTCTATTTTGTCAGCCTTTGGCTCAACGATTCTAAAATTGTTTTTTGGATTTTGGATAGGGTCAGCTACTGGAGTCTTAGAAAATCCTTCCAATACGCTTAACATTTCACTAAATCCTTGATTAAACTTGCTTTCTAATTCTCCTAACTTGTTTTTCAAAGCCTCATTCTCGGCTTGCAAGTAAGTGATAGTAGCATTCATTTCATCAAATTGAGAATCGGCTTCCATAGGAGCTTCTTCTGAAGTTGGTGCTTCGGCTTGTGGAGTTTCAATTCCTTCAACCTTACCGCCAACAACGGTCATCATAGTACCATCAGCTAATTCATACTCGCCATCGGGAGCAGAAACTGAGTTACCTGAATCGTCAACAAGCATAGCATCTGCGCCAATCTCTAATGCTGATAAGTCGATTTTAGAACCATCTTTTAGGTCGTAAGTTTCGAATACCAATTGAGTCGCTGGCTCAGGTGCAATTTCTTCAGTTTGTACAACGGCATTATCCGCTAACATAACTTTAATTTTTTCAATTGCTTCTGAAACGTTCATAAATTGTTTTACTATTGTTTGATTATAAATACTGATTAATTAATACTTTATCATTTAGACTTGTTCTAAAATCGAACATATCTCAGACCATAGCGATTCTTCAACGCTCATCGGTTGCTTTTCTTTCTTGTAATTAAATATGCCTTCAACACTAAATCCTTTAAACTCTCCCGATTTAATCTTATTCCAAACCGATTCGTTTTCGACTTTAAAACTTCCAAACCAAGAGCCTTCAGGTGCATCCTCAAATCCTTTCATTGCCATCACTCCCCTTGAAGAATCGACAATAAAAGATTCGTACATCGTTACTCCTTCAACTGCTAAAGCCTCATCGTGCATCAAGTTTACGTTTGACTGATAACCTTTCTTAAAGAACTTTTGCGCTATCTTCTCAATCGTATCTTTAGTAAACGTAACGTAATACTCGCCATTTTGGTCGTTACGATAAATAGGAGTGTCGGCCAACATTAAAGCGCCTGAAACGATTCTTCTATCTTCGGACTGAATAACAAATTTAGCCTTGTCTTCTTTAAACTTTAAGAAATCTCTTTCGATTGCTGGTCTATCTACCAAAGCAACGAAGTCAACCTCGACATCATCGTTTAAATCCTCGCTAATTTCTAATTGATAAATCGGTAATTTCATATTATTTGTTTTTAAATTCTTGCTGCGTTTTCTATTCTACTAATTCTCTTTTGGCTTCCAGTTATATCAGACTCAACTACATAGGCTCTAGCAGATACGTTATTGATTGCATTTAAAGAAGTTGCATCTAATTGAGTTGCTGCTTGAGGTCTTGGTGCTATTGGTGCAGAAGCACCTCCTCCAGTACTTGGCATAGATGTTCCAGTTGATGCAGTACCTCCACTATCAGCAGAATTAATTGATGCAATAGCTTGCGCCCCAGCAGCAATTGCAGAAGCAACTGATAATGCACCTTGTATTGTATTCATTGTTTGGAATGGAACTGCTGGTATTATTCCATACTCAATCGCCGCTTTTGAATTTGCTGCTAAAGTATTCATAATGATTTTGGCAATAGCACCTCCTTGTTCAACAACTACTCCAGCAATAGCCAATTCCTTATTTTTCCCAGCTATTTGTTGTAATACAGAACCGAATTGCATAGCAATATCAGCTTCTTGCATTTGAATTGCTTTTCTATATTCTTTTTTAGCTAATAATAATGCCTTTTCTTTTCTAACATTTGCTTGAGTGCTTAAAAAAGTAGAATCAGAAGATTGAACTATTGCTTCATCTGTATCTTGTCTTGATTTTAAATCTTCATTATCATATTTCTTTTGTAATTCTGATAGTTTTATTCTTCTTTCTTCCTCAATAAGCGTAGTGCTTTCACCAAAAATTACTCTCTTTTCTAACTTTTTATTAAAATCATCTTCAATTGCTTCTCTTTCTTTTTCAAAATCAGTCAAATATTTCTCAGCTTGAGCATCTGAAATAGTTTGATTTTCTAATTTTATTTCATTAGAAGTTTTAACTAATAAATCATAAGATTTTTGTGCTTCTTCTTCAGCTAATTTTTGTCTTTTATCAGCCTCCTCTTTTAATTTTTTAGTTCTTGCCTCTTGTTCTTGAGCATATTTTGCTTTTCTTTTATCATTCTCGCTAACTAAAAAATCAGTCTTAGCTAATTCCCGTTGGCGCTCTAATGTTGTTAATTCAATTCCTGCTTCAGTTCTTCTTTTATCATCTTTGGCTAAAGACTCAATATACCTTTGTTGTGATTTAATTTTAGCTTTTCTATCATTATCTTCTAAATTAAATATTTCTTGTAATGATGCTCCAGCTAATTTAGCTTCAGCAATTCTTTGTTTACCTCTTTCTTCAGTTGCTTTAGTTTCATAATCTCTTTGTCTCTTTGCTCCTTCAGCTGCTTCATTATTAAATTTTTCTTGTGCTTTTCTTGCCGTTTCAGCAGAAGTTGCAAAATCTTTAAATGCTTCAACTGCATAACCTAAAGCAATTACCAAAACTCCAATACCAGTTGCAATAATTGCTCCCTTTAATGCTTTAAATGCAAATGAAGTTGTTTCAACCTCAACTGCAAAAACTTTCATTACTTTTCCAGCAATGGCAGTTGCAATTGCATTTGCTCTAATAAATAAATTTGAATTAGTAACTTGATTATTTAAGTTAGTAAAAGCATCCTTTAATTCAAGAACTCTATTTAATCCTTCAGATAATGCTAATGCCCCTTGAACTTTTAATAAAGTTTTTTGAACATCTTCTGATTCAACTCCAACTAAAGCCAAAGCACCTTGAACGGCAGTAAATGCCCCAGCAATACCAACAACGGTTTGACCAAATGCTTTAAATTTAGCATCAGGATTAAATGCATCAACGGTTGCCCGTGCATCTTGCATTCTATCTTTTAATTCTCCAGCACGTTTAGCGGCTTGTGCAATCTCCTTTGAAGATGCATTTGCAGAATTTTGTAATCGTGCTAATTCCTGAATTGCTTCCTTTAATTCAGTACGCAAGGTTTTAGTATTCCCTTCTACCTTTATACCAACTATTGCATTTGCTTCAGCCATTTTATGAGTATGTTAATTCAATCACTTTTAATAATTCTACTTTAGTCGTTTGAGGAATACTTGGGTTGAAGTCAATAACTTTATTTAATCTCCATAATGCGCCATCAATATAAATTAAATTAGCAAAATCAAGAGAATATATATCTTGGATGGTCAAATATAAATAGCAACTTAATAGCTTACTATCTTTCGAAGTTATCTCAGCCAAATAATCAGTCCAAAAAGCAGTAAATAAATTTGCAGTAGGATAAGGATTTGATAAAGTAAATCTTGTTTCTTTTAATACTCCAAAATTAATATCAGAAGATGGTATTGTTGGGTCATCAAAATGACCAGCATAACCGTAAGCAGTTAAATTACCTGAATAATTTCCATTGGTTTTATCTGTCGCGTGTTTAATATGATAATTAGGAACTCCAGTAATATATTTATACTGCATAATTCTAATATTATGGTCTAATCTTTCTTCAGTATTAGCATTATATTTAAATATTGATGCACATAATTTAGTATCTCCTGACCTTGAGACTAAAACAGATTGAGAAAATATTACTTTTATTTCTTGCCTATCAGTCGCAAATTGAAAATTTGTATCTTCTTTACGACTTCCATATGACTCATTAAATTTATTATTATAGATGTCATTGTAATAATCTGAATCTTCTGTATATAAAAAATCATAATATCTTGCATTCAATTCCGACATTGGTTTTATCGAAATATCTTTTGAATAATCTACTTTTTTAGACCAATCAATTGATTCAGCAATAGGGTCTGAAAGCAAAAGTAATCCAGTGGTATCTCCAGTTTCTCCATGAAGAAGTAATTCTCCTAAATCACTTGTCTTTAAAAATCCAGCACCCGTTCTATAAAATTCAATATATGGTTCAATTAATAAATGAGTGCTTTTTTGTGGGTCTTCAAAAACATAAAGATTAAACATTCTACAAATAGAAGCAAAGAAATCTTTTTGTTGTATTCCTTTTGGTAATAATGCTTGCATTGTTAAGAATGATTCATCAGATGCTACTAATGGAACTTTAGAATCTGAAATAAAATGAAGTGTTAAATCATTTGATTCAAAATTAAAACTAGGATTATGAGTTGTATCAGTAATTACTGAAACGGTTAAAATATCATTTGTAGCTAAAGCAATTGATTCAATTTTATCTAAAAAATAAAATGTTTCTACTCCAGCATTACTAGGAATAATTACACTTAAAACTTTTGTTGCTCCATTATAAATGGCAATCTCAACATTTTGTTCAGTAGTTATAGTTACTCCACCATAAAAACTTACATTTCCAATTATTGTACTAGAGCCAGTATATTTAAAATCTGTTCCATATGTTAGCGTAAATAGGTATAATGATGAACTACCAAAAATAACCGTTGTAACATCATTAGTTGTAGTAAATCCAGCACATGAAGCATATAATAAATTATCCCTTATTTCTTCAAGATTTGCTTTGTTATTTGGAATTATTAAACTCTTAAAAAATGGAGTATCAAAAAAAGCAGATGTATAGGTATATTTTGAATTTAAAATTATTCTATCAAGAATTTCATACACAAAAAATGCTGGTCTAAAAGCATTTAAATGGTAATCTAAAGTTCCATCTTTACATAAACCATAATCAATTAATGGATATACAATACCTATTCCACTTGCTACCCCTGAAGCATTCCAAGAATTTGTTATGGTTGTCGGATTCCAATTAGTATTGTATTTATCAAAATCAGTCATATCTTCTAATAAGATATTTCCAATTGCGGAGGCAAATCCACCTAACTCACCAAATACTGCACATTCATATTCAATTACTCCATTTTGTATTTTTATTTCTAGTAATCTAATTACTCCTTTAAATACTTGAATTTTGTTTACAAAAATTTGGCAATTAGCTTGTTTACTTGCATCAAAATTATAACCAACATTCTTTTTAGTTGGGTCGCTAACATAATAATTATTACCACTGGTAAAATTATAGATATGACCAAATACTTTATTATTGTTAGCATTACCTGGTATATTAATCGTTTTAGAGTAATTAGTATTTCTTGCTGAAAAATCCTTAATATCATCAATTGCATAATTTAATTCTGCCCCTATATCTTCAAATAAATCGAGCCTTTGTTGTTCAATTATTATTTCGGTTATCATTATCTAAATTGGCTAAATTGTTTTTGCCCTAAATCAAATTGAAGTTGGTAGTTAAATAATTTATCCGAAGTGCTTACCTTCTCCTGATAATTTGTATCCTTCATAACAATTGGATAATAGTCTTCATTGTCTCCAGTTGTGATATGTAAATAAACTTCATTAGAAGCAAGCAATTCAGCGCCCAAAGCATAATCAGTCGCTGAGATATAATCACTTGTTACAAGATAATTCCAATCGATTTGAGTGGCTAATGCTTGCACTCCACCGTAATGAACTCCTGAACTTGATTTATGAGCCATTGTAATTCCGTTCCTTTGATATTCAGCAGTTTGATAAGTTGTTCTTTTAAAATTCTTTTGTTGGCGAGAAAGTAAGCGAAAAGCATAAGTGTCATAACCTCCAAATTGGTTTTGAAATACTAATTTAATTGGAGTAAATCTTGGCGCACATACTTGCCTCATAATCATTGTATCTGAGCCAATCGTTACTTTATATCCATAAGTTGAAGCCGTAATAAATGTAGTTCCTAAATATGTATTAATCGCATAAGGACTTAAATCTAAAAGTAAAGAAGAAAGGCTTGATAAAGTTCCTCCCGTTGATGAACTTCCACTATTGCTTCCATCTTCATTTATCTTTTGAATCGTTGCCGTTACTGCTGATAAATTGGCATTAAAATATGTAATATAAAACTTTTCGCCATTCATTACCTCTCCAGCCGTTCTATCTCTTGTCGTTAAAAACTTATTTGCATAAGTAGAAATAGAAGTTCGAAAAGGATTTAGTGAATAGTTCCATCCTTTAGCCGTAGTTGAATTTAATCCAGTATATGTCTTTCCTCCATATTCTTCACCTAAAACTAACGTGTAGTCAATGAATAAGAATGAGCCAGCGTAGTGTAAGAGTGAATGTCCTGATGGGTTAAAACCGCTTCCAAGATAATTTCTGACAATTGGAGCGACATCAAGTACACCATAGTTTCCTGAGTCTGCAAAGTTTTTAAGTGTTGCAATGGTGATTCCACCAATTTGTACATCAAATACATATTTAAAAGATGATTGTGAATAATTATCTGATGAAACTATATGCCATAAACTATCGTGAGCCGATGTATATGATTCTGGTCCTGATTGGATTGTAATTGCCATTATTTTTTAAATATTTGTGTAATTGTTAATGCTATGTCTTGCCCTAATGCTTGTGCTAATTTTGTCAAAAATTCTTGTCCAAATGCTTTATCAATATTATCATCAAAAAACCCTACTCTTGCAATGCCTCTTTCTTTTATATTTTCAGCAGTACTTTTTGCTATCTGCTTTAATTTCTTTTTAGGGTCTATTAATTTTGCAATTGATTTTCTTTTTCTTTCTAATGGTATTAATTTTGTTCTTTTGTCATCGTTTTTAATATAATTTTTATGCCTTAAATACCATTGCATTATGGCTTCAACCATTTTTTTAGAAACACTTAACGTTCTAAATTTATATTGTGAATTTGGCTGATTGCTTTTTATTCCTTTTACTCCCTTGTTTTGAAAGTCATAATACTTGCTTGCTAGATTAGATTTATCATATCCAATAATAATTGAAAATTTACCCTTGTCGTGTGCTACTTGAGTAGGTACTATATCTCCCAAATTACCAGTATCAACTTTTTTTCTTCCATTAATTCTTTGTTTGGCAAGTTTAATAAATTTTATTGCTGCATCTGCAATTACTTTATCCGCTCCTTTAAGTTGGATTTGTTCTTCTTTTATAATCCCACCTACATCAAAATCTTTACCTAATGATTCTTGCGCTTCTTTAATACTTGCCATTCGCTCTTTTATTTATTTCTAATTCGTGGGCATTTTTGGACTTGATATAAGACAAGTCATTAAGTGCTTGAATTGTTTTAAGTTCGTATACTTCTTCAAGTTTAATGCGTTCGTGTTCTGCAATGATGGAAGCTTGGTAAATCCATCCATATGTTCGCATAAAGTTATCATTGTTAATTCTGCCTCCTCCCTTATCAATCCCTCCATTATCAATTTCTCTTTCAAATAATCCCGTGAATTGATTATCGAGTTGGCGAATACTTGACAAAAAAAAACAATGCTTCCATATACCGATTCAAAAGATGCCTCTAATAAATCATTCGCATATTCTTCGTGTTTACTTGCATCGTATTTAGCTATTTTCCAACCTCGCCAGGTTAACTTCATAGGCATAACCATTGATGCTGCTATCTTATGTAAATTGTTAGCAATATCAGTTCCGAAATGCTTACTTTCTAAATATCTTGCATAAGGCAAGTTTTTAATATCATAAATACAACGATACATTTTGCCATTGATTTTAATAAAATCTTTTGGTTTTGGCTCAGGCATTGTAATCGTAATAAATTTGATTTGTTCTAATTCCTTTTTTAAATCAGAAATTGAAAGCGAATCAATTTGCGCTTCAGTTTGGTTTTTCAGTATTGCCAATGTTTTAACTGCAATATCCAATTCCGTATCTCCTTCAACTTCTTTTGAAAGTAGGTTTTGAATTTGTTGCCATTGCCATACCGTGACATCTTTCCAGTTCATATTTATAAATAGCTAATTAAACAAAGTTGTATCTGCCCGTTCCTGACTTAAAATCAAACTTGCGCCAAGCTAATGCTAAAGCACAAACGCAGTCATCTGTAAAGCCAGTCGGTGCGGAATACTTTACTCCGTGTGATGTATATTGATATTCAAAAACTTCTAATTCATTTTTAATCATTCCTTCAGGATAATGCACTCGCTCCTGATGGATTGCAACTTGAAGACCTAACATTAATTCTTGCTTGCTTTGGCTTGTAAATTTAAAGCCTTCTATGTCCATTCCTTCCCTTTGTAATTGCTCGACTATCGGGTCACCTACTCCAGTACTATCAATTAACATCGGTGCTTTTTGACAATTGCGTAAAATGTTCTGAGTTGATGCCCAATCCTTCTGAAATCGGTCATAGTAAGCCACATTGCCACTATTATCTAAACCGATAATTACAGTCCAATCTGAGTACTTTGCCAAATCGACTCCGTAACATTTAACAATATTGGTAGAAATATCCGATGTACACTTACGAATTGCGTCACTGCCAAAAGGATTCGCAGCGTTCTCAGCTGGGTTAGCCATGTATTCTTGTTCGAATACTACGGGAATAGCTGATTGTTTAATTGAATCGACTTCGGAATTTGCAATATAAGGGTTATCGTAAGTCGAATATTTAAACGATTCCCATTCTCCGTTTGCTTCTAATCCTTTTAAATATAAAGAATAGAAATAATTCTTACCTCTCGGAGTCGATAGAAATAGCGCCTTGCCTTTGTAATCGGTTAATGTAGGTCTTATAGCATTATTCCAACCGTTCTCTAAATCAGGGATATATGAAGCCTCATCGATAATCACATAATGGAATCGCATACCTCGAAGATTGTCTAATCTTTCGCCCGTATAAAATCGAATGACTCCACCCGTAGCCAATTTAAAAGTCAAATCTGATATGTTAGAAGTTGCTACTTCAGGTGGAAGTATTAAAGCAATATCATCAAAAAAAACTTTGGCTAATTTATAAGTCGGAGTAATGTAAGCAACTGACTTGCCTTGTAATGCCTCCACGCAAGTAATGACCTGGCTAATCAATGACTTGCCAAATCTTCGCCCGCACATAAGCACTCTAAACCTCGCCTTGCTCTGTAATACTTTTTTCTGCGCCTCGTGTGGAGTCGGTAGGATAATCTCCATTGGCAAA